AATATATATGAAAAGATAATTGGTTATTGTTTATTATTTTATATGAGTTATATATTATTTCATATGATAGTAGGTACTTTTAAATAGTTATGAATAAAAGAGAAGACTTAGAAGAAGCTATAAGGTTATACAAAGACCAGTATATATGGCAACATATGACTAATAAAGAACTAGCTGATTATATAATACCAAGTATAGCATTAGACCAATATCATTTATTTAAATATGAAAATACTGGTGTTGCTTATGCATTTACTAACTGGGCTTTTCTTAGTGATGAAGCTGAAAAAAGATTTAAGAAGACAGGAATTGTAGAAAGATTTGATTGGGATAGTGGTAAAAATGTATGGCATATTGATACAATCAACACTCATAAAGGAAAGATAAAAGATATTTATAAGTGGACTGCATATAATTTTTTAAAGATATTACCTGAAGATACTAAAGTTAATTGGATAAGACTAACTAAATCAGGTGATGGAATTAAAAGAATAAATAAGATGACAATAAAACAAGGGGTGCAAAAATTTAAATGAGTGAAAAAGATTTAATATTAGAATTTAAAAATACTATTACAGAATTAACAAAAGAAAAAAAAGAATTAAATATAAAGATAGAAGAAAAAGATTTACGAATTAAAAAAATTCTGGTTCAGCTTGAACAAGCTAATCAAGATGTACAATCTGCAGGTAAAAAGATTGCAGAACTTGAGAAGAAACTCAATAAAAAACAAACAATCAAAAGAGTAATAGATGAAAAGATAACAGAAGTCCTTGAAAACATTGAAGAAAATAAAGACTCTGAAAGTGTTGACAAGGATGAGTAATTTATGTTATACATTCGTTATGAAAAATGATAAATTAATATTAAACAATAAAGGAATAAACATATGGCGATAATTGAAGGCACAGCATACTGGGCTTCTCTGACACGACCAAACGAAAAGTTTGAACCTATGTGGAGAATTGATTTAGCAGTTGATTCTAAAGACGCAGAAGGTTTTAAAGGTCAAGGAATTTCAGTAGCAGAAACAACTGTTGATGAAAAAACAATATCTAATATAATTAGATTTAAAAGAAAAGTTACTAAAGCAAATGGTGATAAGAACCAGCAACCACAATTAGTGGATGCTGATAAGAAACCATTGGATAAAATAGTCGGTAATGGTAGCAGAGTAAAAGTAATGTATAAACCTTACGAATGGAACTTCAAAGGTAAGAAGGGTGTAGGGTTAGATTTACAAGCTGTTCAGGTACTAGACTTGATTGAGTACACACCCAAAGAAGACTTTAGTGTTGAAGCAGGAAATACTTCTAATGGAAGTGTTGACAACATTAAGGAATTTTAGTATAGTCACGCAGTCATAAAATAATTTATGGCTGTCATTTTTCTACTCCTAGGACTGTCGGCTTGTAGTTGGTCGGCAGTCCTTTTTTATGTGAAAGGAATTTAAACTAATGAGGGTGCAAATGAATGAACAAAATAAAAATGGCTTTGTAAAGTATCACTTACCTTGTCCATTATGTAGTAGTAGTGATGCAGTTTCTGTTAATGCTGATAACTCAGCTTACTGTTTCTCATGTCAAGAATACATAAGAGATTATAATTTAGAACAAGAACCTACAATAGTTAACAGAGAACATGAGAAGAAAGATTTTGTAGGTCAATCAGACTTTGCTGAAATCGTAGATAGAAATATTAAATCAGATACTTGTAAGAAGTATGGGGTGACTGTTAAGATTGATAGCATGGGTAATATAACTAATCATTATTATCCTTATCACGATAAACAAGGTGCAAAGATAGGAACTAAAACTAGATTTACAAAGTTAAAAGAATTTAGTATTCAAGGTAATACAAAACATTCTGGATTATTTGGTGAACATCTATTTAGTAAAAATAAATATTGTATAATAACTGAAGGAGAACTGGATGCTTTATCAGCTTATCAAATGTTTAAGACAGATAAGTATGAGACACCAGTTGTTAGTATTAAAAATGGAATTACTTCTGCAGTTAAAGATGTTAAAAATAGTTTAGATTGGTTAGAACAATTTGATAATGTCATTGTAAATTTTGATAATGATGAACAAGGAAGAGAAGGAGCATTAAAGGTAGCTGAATTATTTAGCCCAGGTAAATGTAAGATAATGCATTTACCAAAAGAATATAAAGATGCTTCAGATTGTTTAAGTAAAAATAAAATACAAGCTTATGTAAAATCTTTTTGGGAAGCAAAAGTATTTGCTCCAGATGGAATTATAAATGCTAATAGTTTATTTGATGAAATAACAAAACCAACTATTAAATCATTTGTACAATATCCATTTGAAGAATTAAATAAAATAACTTATGGTATCAGACCATCTGAATTAGTTACATTTACTGCAGGTAGTGGCTTAGGTAAAACTCAAGTCATGAGAGAAATAATACATCATATAATTAAATCAACACAAGATAATATTGGATTGTTAATGTTAGAAGAAACACCAGTAATAACTTCAAAAGGTTTAATGAGTATAGAAGCAAATCAAAGATTGCATTTACCTGATGTACATTTAAGTAAAGAAGAAATGAAAACTTATTTTGATAAGACAGTAGGTACTGGTAGAGTATTTATGTTTGACCATTTTGGTTCTAACTCAATTGATAATATAGTTTCAAGAGTTAGGTTCTTAGCTAAAGGTTTAGATTGTAAATATATTGTTATAGACCATGTTAGTATTATTGTATCAGACCAAAGTCATGGTGATGAGAGAAGAGCATTAGATGAAATCATGACTAGACTTAGAACTCTTGTTCAAGAGACTGGTGTTGCTATGATGGTTGTGTCTCATTTGAGAAGACCAGATGGCAAAGGACATGAAGAGGGAGCAGCAACATCACTATCACAATTAAGAGGTTCAGCAAGTATAGGACAACTAAGTGATATTGTAATAGGTCTTGAAAGGGATGCACAAAATGATGACCCAGAAATTAGAAGTACTACTAGAGTTAGAGTATTAAAAAATAGATTTTCTGGACTGACTGGACCATGTAGTAATCTAAAGTATAACAATGATACTGGAAGATTAGTTGAGGTACAGGCAAGTGACTTTTAATAAAGTTGTATTTGATATTGAAACAACAATGACTGCAGATAAAGTGTGGTGTATTGTTTGTAAACATGAAGATACATTTTATCAATTCAAAGAAAATAATTTACATAGGTTTGAAGAGTTTATAAAACAAACTGAAGAAGTTATTGGACATAATATAATTGGATTTGATATACCAGTATTAAATAAATTTTTTGGTTATGATTTATTTAAAAATGTTAAGATAACAGATACACTTATACTATCTAGATTATTAAATCCTATGATAGATGGTGGACATTCATTAAAAAATTGGGGAACTAAGTTAGGACATAGTAAAATAGAGTTTGAACAATTTGATTTTTTTAGTGAAGATATGTTAAAGTATTGTAGAAATGATGTTGACTTAACACAAAGGTTATATAAATTTTTAATTACAAGAGTAAAAGACTTTGGTTATTCAGTTGAACTAGAACATGAAGTTGCAAAGATAATACAAAGACAACATGAAAGAGGATTTAAAATTGATATAGTAAATGCTTATGCACTTCAAGCTAAGTTTCAAGAAGACATGAATAACTTACAAACAAAAGTAAGAGCAACATTCCCTCCATTAAGAATAGAAGAAACATTTATTCCTAAATCAAATAATAAAGCAAGAGGTTATGTTAAAGGAGTACCATTTACTAAAGTTAAATATAAAGAATTTAATTTAGGTTCAAGACAACAGATAGGTGAAAGACTAATGAAGCTTGGTTGGAAACCAAAAAAGAAAACAGATAAAGGTCATGTAATAGTAGATGAAAAAGTTTTATCTGAAATAAAAAATATACCTGAAGCTAAATTAATAAATGAATTTCTTATGCTTCAAAAAAGGATTGCCCAAGTTTCCTCGTGGGTAGAAGCAATTAAGGAAGATGGGAGAGTACATGGCAAAGTAATTACCAATGGTACTATTACTGGAAGGATGAGCCATCAAGCACCCAACATGGCACAAATTCCTGCTGTGTACTCACCTTATGGAAAAGAATGTAGAGGATTATGGATAGTAGAGAAAGGATTTAAATTAGTAGGAGTTGATGCATCTGGTTTAGAGATTAGAATGTTGGCTCACTACATGAACGATAAGGAATATACAAATGAAGTTATTAATGGAGATATACACACAGCAAATAAAATTGCTGCTGGTTTGGAAACAAGAGATGCAGCGAAGACTTTTATCTATGCCTTCATCTATGGAGCAGGGTCAAAAAAAATCGGAAGTATCATTGGAGGTTCGGAAAGAGATGGCGAAAGAGTTAAAGAAAAGTTTCTTAGAGCAACACCAAGTCTTAGACATTTACGAGAAAAAGTGGATGGAGTATCTAAGTCTAACAGAAGATGGCTCAAAGGACTTGATGGAAGAAAAATCATCATCAGACACCCCCACGCAGCCCTAAATAGCTTATTACAAGGAGCAGGTAGTTGTGTTATGAAAGTTGCGTTGACAATGCTTGAGCAATATGTTATAAATAAACGAATCAAAGCTTATCCTGTAGTTAATGTACATGATGAGTTTCAATATGAAGTTGAAGAAGGAAGAGCAGATGAGTTTGGTAGACTAGCAGTACAATCAATTATAGATGCTGGTAAAAAATTAAAACTTAGATGTGATTTAAATGGAGAATACAGAATTGGAAACAACTGGGCAGAAACACATTGATACAGTAGCAACTGATATTAAAAAATTAATTGCTGATATATCTAATGGTAAACCTGCACCTATAACAGAAGAGAATATGAATGACTTTCTTAACAATGTTAAGGAAGCTATTATTGCATGGAACAATCCACCTAAAAGAGAAAAGTATGATGGTACTTTAAGAATGAGTATCTTAGGTAAACCTGCAAGACAATTATGGTATGATAAAAATTCTCCTAAAGAAGCAAAAGAATATGATTCAAGTAATAATTTAAAATTTTTATATGGACATATCATTGAACATTTACTTTTATATTTAACAGAATTATCTGGACACAAAGTAGAAGATAGACAAATGAAAGTTAAAGTAGATGATGTTAATGGACATATAGATGCAAAAGTAGATGGTGAAATTTGTGATGTTAAGTCTGCTTCACCTTATAGTTTTAAAAAATTTAAGAATGGTGAGATAGTTAATGATGACCCTTTTGGTTATCATGCCCAGTTATCAGGATATGAAACAGCTAATGGAACTAGTAAAGGTGGTTTTCTTGTTGCTGATAAATCAAGTGGTGATATATGTTTTTATAAACCAGAAGACTTAGCTAAACCTGATACAAAAACTTTAATAAAAGATTTAAATACTAAACTTGCTAGTGATACACCACCTGAAAGATGTTATGAATTAAAGACAGAGAAGAATGGAAATAAAATTATACCAGTTGGTTGTCAATTTTGTATACATAAATTTGAATGTTATGAAGATGCAAATAAAGGTAAAGGTTTAAGAGTATTTAAATATTCAAATAAGAATGTATTTATAGCTGATGTAGTTAAAGAACCTAATGTAGAAGATATAACAAAACAATTTACAGATGGAATTAAAACACAAGCACCTGCTAGTTAGAGCCGAAGTCTTAGACCCACCTAAAGATTTAAAGATGATGAAGAGTTGGACTAAGAGTTTAATAAAAGATATTGATATGAAAATATTAGCTGGTCCATATACAAAGTATTGTAATGTAAAAGGTAATAGAGGTTTGACTTGTGTAACTATAATAGAAACATCCCATATTACTTTACACTCATGGGATGAAAACAATCCTGCATTAGTACAGTTAGATGTTTATAGTTGTAAAGAATTAGATGAAACAGTTGTATTTGATTATGTATATAAGTTTCAACCAGTTAGAATGTCATATAGATATTTTGATAGAGAAAATAATTTTAAGTTAATTAAATTAAAAAAATGAAACATATACTTTTATTTATATATCATTGGTCTAGTAAAATAAATGTTTGGTCTTGGCAAAAGTTATATAAAAATAGAAATAGTATAGGGTATAAAAAATGAATACAAAACAAATGAAACCTATTAGAAGAAAAGCTAAAGCTATATTAGTTGAATGGTTAAAAAATTTACTTAATAAAGAAGAACAAGCTAAAGTAAATGTAAAAAATGTATTAACATTATTACCTAATCAAACTCATTACTTTAGTGGTGATACATTTAGACTACAACCTTGGTCTTATAAATGGGTAGTAAAAAAATTAAAACGCAATCCAGAGTTGACAATAGATGATTTAAATGCTATGTTGCAACCAAGTGAAAAAGATTTAAGAAGAAAAGAAATGTATGAGAAAGGACCACTATAATGACACATAAAGATATGTTTAAATCTAGTACTTATGATTCATTAGAAAAGCAAGTAGGTGGTAATCATTATTCAAAAATGAAGATTCAACCTGCTGAATTTATAAATGAAAATGGTTTATTGTTTGCAGAAGGTAATGCAATTAAATATATTTGTAGACATAAATCAAAAGGAAAAGAAAAAGATATTGAGAAAGCTATTCATTATTTACAAATGATACTTGAGAGGGATTATTCATGAATAAAGAAACACAAATAACACAATTAGAAAAAAGAGCAAGAGGTTTTCGCAGAATCATATCAGCATTAAATGATTTACCTATGTATGGTATTAATAGATATTTAGATAAAATACTTCATGTTAAAATTGATTCATTGAAAGACCATTTAAAATTAAAGATAACTAAAAATAATGAAAAGCTAAATGAAATGTATACTGAAAGTATAGATAGTTTAGCTGATGATGATGGACAACAAGGTGAGATTGGTTACAAAGCAAAACCAGTAACTAAAGATGAACCTATTGGAGAATCATTTACAAGTAAGTCTTATGATAAAAGAACATATAAAAATATAAAAGACCATGGAACAGATATGAGTTACGAGAATGAATAATGTATTAGGATTAGATGGTAAACCAAAACAACCTACAGGTCCAGTTTATCATATGCGTTTATGTTTAGTAGGTTCAGATGATATTGATATTAAAAATATTCAAACATTTGGTATAGCTGAAGATGGTTTCTTTATGGTTAAAAGTCATGACAATACAAAGCTTCCAGTATTTATGACTAACCCTGCAAGAATACAAA